GAAAACAACGACCCAGTTCCGCAATAGCTCCACGTTGCGTTGGACGGTCTTGAAATACTAAACCTTCGGACATTACACACACCGCTTCCGTCACGCCAGACGAAATACCCACTGATGTTTTGTTCGTCTGCTGACACTACAGTCGGAACGTTTTGATTGATGCTAAATATGTCCTGTATGCCTCCGAGCGTTTCTAGTTTTGTGCATTCAGTATCCACGTATCCGTAATATGACGTACACAAGTCTGGAACTCGTCCAATGACGTAAGACCCTTGTACTGCTGATGTAGTTGCGTTACTCACGTTGAAATACACAGACGACGGCGGCGGACTTCCGCTGCACACCGTCGCGCACGGTGACCCCTCCTCGTAGCACTCCCGCACGATCCCATACAGCGTGTGCTGACGCTTCTGGACGTTCCACCGGATTCGCGCCGTTACGCTAAAAAGCGTCTCGATGTTCTGGCACTGCAAAGCAAACGACACCGATCCTTCGCCGGTGCGCGGATCGACCGCACCGGCACCACCCGACACAAGCGGCACCGTCGCCAGCACAACCGTACCGCTGGCTGGCGTGATAACGGTGCCATCGGGATACACAATCGCCCCCGCAGTAACGGTCAGCTCAATCACGTTTTCGGTGAGAGCCGTAGACGTGCTTGACGAATTGAGCCCGAGCCCACGAACGCTACGCCAAAACGAAAACCGATAAGCGCATGGAAACCGAGTCCCGCCGCCGTAACTGCCGCCGTCGGAGAACCCACCGCTTATTTGCTGCATCCATGGGCCGCTGCCGTCCATGCCGTCGGGCGGATCAGTAGTGTCGTTGTCGCCGCTTGCGGTTAGAAAGCCGTCGGTTAGATTCCCCGCCTCGACGCCTGAAACGTAGTTCGTGAACACCTTGGAAAACGCTGCGCCGCTGTGCGGCTCGGTGCATGTGCGGGTGCAGGTCTGGCATGACACGCATCCGCACTGCTGACACGGCGATGACCCTCCTAGCAGCATCACGTACACTCCGCCCATTCGAGGTGCCATGTCCCGTCGATGCTCTCGCACCCGACCCAGAATCCGCCGGTCGGCCCCGTCACGGTCTGTGCCCGGTTGATCGCCGTGAACTTCAGCGGCCCGCTCGGCCCGGTAACTTGGTACGACCCGTCGCCCTTCCACTGCGTCACCGATGCCGTCGCGTTCTTCGACCACGTCCCCGTCACCTTCCCAAGCCGGATCGACGCCCCGGCCGCCCCGAATCGCACGAGCGCCCACTTCCCCGCCCCGGTTCCGCTTTCCTTCCAGAGGATCTGAGCGTCGCCGCTGGCCGCCGAGGTGAGTTGCGTCAGATCGCCGTCCTTGGCGGTGGCGAACGTGTCGGACTCCGAGACGACGTTAATCTTGGCCTGGACGACGCCGGCCACCGCGACCCGCCCGATGCTCCCGGCCGCGATCGGCTCGACCGCCACAACGAACGACGATCCGCCAGTCGGCAGGCCGCCGGACAGCACCGGCTGATCCTGAAACTGCTGCGTGGCGTTGCCGGTCGCGCCCGAAGGCGTGAAGACCACGCCGGCGACGGAGAGGACGCCCCAGCGGTTGACGGTGCCGGTGGTGGAGTTCTTGGCGAGGATCGGGGTGTAGGGCTTGGGGCCGTCGGACGGGCCGGCAGCCGTGCCGTCGGATCGCTGTCCGAGGACGATGTCTGCGGCGTCTTGAGCGCGGTTCCACGCGCGAGCACTGATCTGCCCGCGGAGCGGACCTGGCACAATCCGTCCGGGCCGACCGTTTTCGCTCATGCCACACCAATCCCTAGCAGTGAGAAGTCGCCGTCCTTGTAGACCTTGTCCACGTAGACGGCGAACGGCCGGCGGGCCATCTGTGCTTTCGCGGAGTCCTCTATCTTGGCGAACTGAATCCAGAGGTAGTCGTGGCCGCCCTTCTCGATGCCGGTGATGGTGTCAACGGTCAACGCCGGCAGCGTCTTCCCCGCTCCGGCATTTGGTGACGCCACGAACTTGAACGAGAGCGACCACGGGCCGTACCCTCGCTGGTCGTCCCACTCGTGGCTGCCGGAAGCACCGACGAATAGCACCTCTCCGGCGGCAAATCCGCGGAAGGATGCGTCGTTGACCGTTCCGGTAAGAATCGCCAGATTGCGGATGTAGGCCGAAGTGACGTAGTTGGAGGGAACGTCGTAGGACTCCTGCCACTGCAGAGCCGGATCTACGACATCGACACCGTTCACGCCGTTGTCATCGACGCCAATCGCCCCGCCCATAGACGTTGGAGTGGCCCCGCCCGCAGCGTAGGCACCCTTGTCGGCCCCGGTCACCGACTCGGTGACGTGCTTCGTCCCGCCCGAAGTGTCGAAAGAGCGTGCCCGCTTGAGCGGTGCCGGCTGCGTTGCGTCGTCCGCCCCGATCTTCTCGTAGTTAATCGTCACCTTCCAGCAGTCGTCACCCTGGTACTCGACGCCGTAGGACTCGGCACGCAATTTGACAGTCGGCTGACCGGGGTACTGCCAGTACGGGTAGCTCGTCGAGATTGCGACGTTGGCAGCGGCATGCAGCACGTCTTCGTTCGTGGTTCCGAAGACGTTGAAGACGCGGGTTCGGGTGCTCGCGTCCTTCCGTCCGAGACGGAAGATCGTTGACGACCTCGAGCTGCTGTCTTCGATCCATGTCAGAGCCATTCAGCACCTCATGCGACGATGCCACCGACGCGGTTCGCTTGGTCGATGCCAGCCTGAATCTTCAGCAGCGCGTCGAGTTGCTGTTTCTGCACGTTGCCGCCGCCCATCTGCCCGACCGCGGTCGCCGAGAAGGTGCCGGCGATGCTCGTGCTTGTCTTTGCTGCGGAGCCGCCGGCGATCGGTGCCGGTGCGGATGTCGCGGCAACCTTCTGATCGAGAGCCGTCTTGGCCTGATCGACGGCCGCCATGCGGTCGGCGGCACGCTGGCGGTCAGCGTCCACACGACCCGTCATCCGATCGTTTGATTTTTGGCGAGTGGCACCCTGTCGGCTGATCGCAGCGCCTTCGTACATCTGATTCGCAATGGCAGCGTCCGCCATCCTCTTCTGGATGCCTGGATTTGCCTTTCCGCGCTCGTCCGCGCGAGCCTTCGTGTCCGCTTCAATCGCGGCGACCTTCTGCTGCGTGTCCGTTGCACCTGTCAGATAGTCTTGGATTCGCACCCATGCTGTTTTGATGCCAGCGAGGATCGCGTCAAACGTCGCCAAGACCGAGTTTTTCAGGTTGTCAAAGACTCCCATCACCACCGCCGACAACGTGCGAAACACGGCCGCCAAGTCCGTCTGCAACGAATCTGTGTTGTTGACAGCATTCGTCTTCAAATAGTCAAAGACGTTGAGAACGCCGGTGATAAACGGATCGATTACCCCCATGATCGCCGCCTGCCCGCGGAGCCACGCCGCCTGCACGCCCGACCACAGGATGTCGATCGCCCCGGCGATGTCGCCGGCCGCGATCGAGTTGTAAACGCCGGTGATCGTCGTTGACGTTGTTTCGGCGAGTTCACCGAGAAGCTTCTTCGCGTCGTTAATCGGGCCGTCAAACGATCCCCTGAGATCGCCAGCCATCTTTCCGAGGTCGACGCCGGCCACGTGGGCCGCGACTGCGATGCCCCCGAGGACGGCGGCAATCGCCAGCACCGGGCCGCTGGTGGCGATCGTAATGAGCGACCCGGCGAGCGCGCCAATAATCTTCACAAGCGACAATATCGGCCCGCCGATGTTCCCGGCCAGGCGAGAGATTATTGACAGCCCCTCCCCGAATACGATTAGCAGCGTCCCGACGCCGACCAAAGCCCCGCCGACGGCGAGCACCTGGCGGACGAGGTCCTCGTTCTCGCGGACGAACCGGGCCGCCGCTTCAGCCATGCCGGCGATCGCGTTAGACACTCCGACAACAGCCGGAGCAACGGCACTGCCGACTGCCTCGCCGAGCGAGACGAGCGAGGCTTGAGCCCGAAGCACTTCGGCGTTCTGGCTGGCGAACGCCATGCCGGCCGCCATGATCGGTCCGGCAATCGCCGAACCCGCCACAGCCATCGTCTTGCCGACACTTGCCATCCCGCTACCGAGGTTGCCGATCTGCGTGTTGACGATCCGCAGGGCGTTCAGCAGCTTCGACGGGTTTGCCCCGATCTCAACGTAGACCTGCCCGCCGCGGACTGCTGATGCTGACATCGATCACCCTCCTGCGGGGCCGAACAACTCTTCAAGATCAGCCTGCGTCGCCTGCCGTGCCGGCACGGGCTTGGACTTTGTGAACGGATTCAGCTTTGCGGCGTCGATCGCCGGCTTGCCATGCCCTCGATTCGCGTTGGCAAACAGAGCCATCTGATGCGCCGTGTGCCACCAATCGGATTCCAGGCGGGCGTCCCTCGCCGCCATCAACTCTCGGAGGGTTCGGTTGTCGGGCTCGAGGCCGGTGATTCCACAGCACTCCCAGATGACGGCCCATGTGTCAGCAGCGCCGCCTCCGCTTGCTTCGTGACCGTCTCTGCCAGCTCCGTCATCCGGGCCGACAGCGCCGTCACCACGCCGCGGAGGCGCGGGGGGAAAAAAGACACAAGCTCCTCCTCGACTGCCAGCCCTCCCTGCTCGAGGGAGTCGCCGCGGAGAGCGTCAAGGAAGTCCTCTTTCGAGAGCCCCTTCTGGATGATCTGCGGCAGCAGCAGAGCGGCCAGCGTCTCGCCGAGGGCCGAGAAGTTGGACCGCAAGACCTGAAACGTCCTGGCGATCTCACCGGCGTCAATCAAGTCGAACGGCACCGCTTCCGTCGGAGCCGGCTCGTCGGCCGTCTTCGGCGGGAGCACCACGCGGACCAAGTCTTTGACGCGGGCCGCCGAAGACACGGTGAGCGACACGTGCCACGGGCGGCCTTGATCGTCCCGAAACTCTCTCATGTGCGAAGCCCCGTTTGAGTCTTTGCCATCTGAATCGACCACACCCGAACATCGTCCAGCGGCTGAGCGTCAGACACGTTGACGACCACGGCCGTAAACGAGTAGCCGTTGGTGACGACGGCGATCTCCGTGCCCGCAATTGCCGCGGCGATGGCGGTCGTGGCCGCGGCGTCGTCGATTGTGTCGATGGTGATCGACACTGCGTATCCGGTCTGGTACGAGATCGTCGCCCGGCTGCCGAACGGCGTGATCTCGCGCGTCGTGCCAGCAACGCTGACCTGCACGTCGCGGACGCCTGGCACGGTCACGCCGCCCCACGTCACCACGGTGTCACGGCCGAGATAGATCGCCACGGCTGCCTCCGATCAGGAGGTCTTTTTCGCGGTCAACGTAAACGTGACCGGCCCGTCGAGCGGCCGATTTTCGGAGACGTTGAGCACGACGTAGCCGGTGCCAGCGCCGGCAAGGCTCGTGATGACCGCCGTCGCGTCAAGACACTCAATCTCTGCGGTGCGGGTCACGAATCCGCCGGTGGCGGCCTTGTACGAAATGCCGCTCGCGTTGACGAGGCCGCGATGGGTCACGTCGATCGCGGTTACCTCTTGGTTCCACGTGACGTTGGTAACGCCGGTCGCGCCGTTGTGGCCCGTTGGTGCGCCGCCGTCCCGACCGAGAGCTACTGCCATGTCGATCGCTCCTTATTGGACGCCGCGGGTGCAGGAAACGGAAAACGTCACCTTGTCGTCGAGCGGCTCGGACTGGCTGACGCTGGTCACGAGGAACTTGACCGAAGAGAGGTTGTGACCGTTGGCCCCGGTGGCAGTGACGGTGACCACGCTGCCGACAGACACGGCCGGCGCGTCGATGCAGGTCAGGTCAAGCGTCTGCTCGGCCCACCCGCGGAGAATCGTCCGCTCGGTGTCGCCGGCCTTCGTCTTGTCGATCTCGGTAAACGTGGTCGTGATCGACCCGTCACTGACGTTCGACACGCCGGTGTACGTGACGTTCTTGCCGAGGACGATCGTTTCGCCGGCCATGCGAGAGCCTCCGCTGGGGGTGTGGCTCTATCGTCGGCCAGGCGGCCGGGGGCGGAGAGGGGGTGTGGCGGGTCAGGGACCGGAGATCGCGTCTCGGAACGCTTCCGGGATCTTCGCCATGCCGTTTTTCAGGCCCTGCGCCATGAAACGGCGAGCCTTTACCCGACGCGCGCCGAGCTTAATCGGCCCCTCGCCAACCGGCCGGTTGGAGGTGATGCCGAACACGGCACCGCCAGAGAACTTCCGCGGCACCTTCGCCGGCGCGGCGGTCTTCACAAACCACAGATTGATCGACCCGCCGATCTCGTGGAGCTTGTTCAACTTCGGCAGTTTCGCCGGCCCAATGACGACGCTGTCTGTCGAGCTGTCGTAGTCGTACTGGATATCGGACCGCAGAAAGCCTTTTGGAAACGTCGGCGTTTTCCAACTCGTTACCTTGTCAGACTTGGCGGTCTGCGTCCGCTTGGCGACCAGCCTTACACCGTTGACTGTGCCGATGTCGACGAGCTTTTCCAGCGACGGCCGCCGATTGGACATAGACCTTTGCGTGGCTCTCCGCACTTCCGCACCGGCGATCTTTAGAGCCTTCTGCCGGCCGGCGGACATCCGGTCGAGAACGTGCCCCCACTTGAACTTCGTCCGCCCAGTCACCTTTCCGGTGCCGATCCCCTCGAGCTTGATGCGGACGATCTCGCCCATGTCAGTGACTCCTCGGCACCCTAAACGTCACGACGATCCCCGCCCGCCACACGTTCCGCTCCTCCAAACCCTCGCCGGGATTCTTCTCGCAAACGATCGTCTGAGGCGAGGTAACGCCGGTCGGCCACGTGATCCCCGGCCACGTGTGATCCTCGAGCTTGCCCAGCAGCTCCTCGAGCAGCTCGAGCATCACGTCGCAATCCGCCTCTTCCGGCGTGTGCCGTGCAAGGTAGATTTCCACCGCGTAATCCCGCATGTGTGACGACCGGGCGATCCGCTCCGACTCGATCGACCCGTCGGTGACGCAGATCACCGGGTCGGCAAGGTCTTCGATGTCGTAGGACGGAAAGTTCTTCGTCTCGACGAGCACCGTCGCGGCCGTCGCCGTAAACGTGACCGCGTCGAGCGAGGCGACCAGCGCCGTGATGATGTCTGCCTGGACGCTCATTGACTCGCCTCCATTGCCGCCGCGTTTGCCACGATCCGCTCGTCCCAATGCAATTGTGCCGCAGCGGCCTTGGCGTGCGTCAGGGCGTCCGCCTTCCGGCCGAGGTGCCAGAGGGCTATCGACGCCAGCTCTGCCGCCCTGGCCCTCGCCAGCGGGTCGGTGGCGTGCGTGGCCGCCGGCGACGTGATCGCCTGCTCTGCCAGCGTCGCCGACTGCTCCCAATTCTCTTGGTGGTGAGCGGCCAGCGCCATCCGCTCCCAGGCGTCCGGCTCGCCGGGAGCCTCCTTGGCGGCCCGCTCGAGGTGCCGCGGGTCGCCGGTGATCGACGCCAGCCGGCGGAAAGCGTAGGCACGCTCGGTCGGCGATCCGCCGGGCATCTTCAGGTAGCCGGCAAACTCCGCGGCCGCGGTCGGCATCCCGGCGTAATCCATCTCCCGAGCGAGATACCACCGGGCGCGAGCGTCGGCCGGCGATTCGCGGACCGCCACCCGAAGGAGCGTCAGATCCGCGGTGTGGACCTTTCCCCGATCGCGGTGGTGCTCGACCACCAGGCCGTCGCAAAACTTCCGCCGCACCTCGCCCGCCCAGCAGACGAGCCCTTCATGCGTGGCCTGCCGCCATACGAATCCCGACCGGGAGTGGACCCGATCGCAGTGGAACCGTAGGAGCGGACGGCCGGCGTCGTCGAGGCTCCACCAGTAGTCGTAGACAAGGTTGTTGGCCTCGCCGTCCCACGCCGCTTCGATCGCCGCTCGCCAGCCCGGCTGGGGCCGCTCGTCGAGGTCGACCCGGAAGGCAACGTCGACATCGGCCGGCAGATTGCAGAGCGCCTGTGTCCAGGCGACATCCCACCGCCACGGGACGATCGCCGACCGGGCCACCGTCACGCCGGCCGCCTGGAGCAGATCGACCGTGTCATCGGTCGATCCGGTGTCGGTGACGACGCGGACATCGGCTTCCGCGGTCGCGGCGGCCCACGCCGCAGCGTGGCGGGATTCGTCCTTCGCCAGCGCGTAGATGCCGATTTTCACAGCGTGTATTCCTTCGGGTTGCCGACCGTGTACCACGCCAGCGGCTCCTCGACCCGCATGATCCCGGTCACCCGGCCGGCTCGCTGCCAGTAGTCCCAGTCCTCGCCGAATCCGGCCGCCTGCTGATCTCCGAGCCGTTCGGCGATCCGCGTGTGAATTACGGCCGTGGAGTTGATGACGGGATTTGTGGCTCGGCAGATCGCCGTTACGTCGCGGGTGTTGTCGGTGATTTTCACGCCGTGCGTGCCGTGGTGGTAGCCGGTGACGACGCCGTCGGGACCGCGGTTGTAGGCGTTTGAGCAGAGCACGCCGTACCGACCGTTTGCTCCGACCGCCGCGAATTGGACCGCGGCCTTGGTTGGCAGCCATTCGTCGTCATCGTCAAGAAACGACATCCACCCGACGAATCCGACTTTCAACACGCGGCGGATCGCCTCGTTGCGGACCGTGCCGACGGCAAACCCCGCCCCGGTTTCCTCCCGGCTTGAAACGGCTCGCCGGATCACCGTCAGCCGCGGGCTGCCGACGATCTCCTCGAGCCACTGATAGCGAGGGTCTTCGGAAGCGTCGTCGACGACAAGCACTTCCGCCGGTGGCACGGTCTGCGTCAGCGCCGACCGGATCGCCCGCAGGCAGAGCCGGTAGCGATTCCGAGTCGGGATCACGACGACGTAGTCGTTCACGGGCCGGCCTCCAGGATCGTCTCGTTGTGATCGCACAGCCACGGTCGCGCGACATTTGACCACCTTGCCCACGCCGTGGCCCATGTGTTCACCTCCCACGTGACGTGCCCGTCTGATCGCATGGCGATTGCCCGATCAACCACAGCGTCGTGCCAGGCAAACGCCAGCGACCGAGGAACCGTGAAAACGCCGCCGGCACACCACCACTCGACCGACCGCCAGTCCGGCTGGCGGAACGGCGCGCCCCAGATCGATGCCATGCCAAGCCGATCCCGCGGCGCGTAGGCAGCCGCCCGCTCGAGGAATTGCGACACCATGTCAGCCGTGATTCCAGGCACGTGCAGAAGGCCGTAGTCCATCCACACCATGATGCCCGCGTCGGTCTTCTCCGAGGCATCAACCACCCATGACGTTTTCTCGTGCTGGACCGCGTGAAACTCCCGCGTGTCTTTGTCGGGGTTGCCAAACGGCAGTGTCGCACCTTCGGAGAGCGACCAGTGCCAGCAGTCATCGACACGACCGCCAAACGTCTGCACCTCGTGCCCACCCTCGCGGGCCGCGGCGACCAGCTCGCCGCCAAGCCGCTCGTATTCGGCGTGTTGCCGGTTCGGCAGATCCAAACGGATATACCCGGTCACGAGACAGGCGCGAGCAGCTCGCATACGTCCTCCTCTGCGAGTGTCGTCGTCCAGGCTTCCGCGTCGTTGACGCCCCAGGCCACCACGATCTGCCCGTCGAGCGCCGCCAGCCCGGCGGCAAACTCGATCGACTTCGTGCCCTTGAACGAGAACAGCGGCGACCACCGCCGGAGCGTAAACGTCTCGTCGAACCAGACGAACCGATGCTCGTACACTCGTCGGCCATCGCCGAGGTGAGCCACTTCGTGAACGATTGCCAGCCAGCCACCGCGGACCGGCACAATCTGCCCGCCACCGCGAAAGCCTTTGGCAAGGTGCGGAGCCGCCCCGCGGCCGGCCACCTCGTAGACGCCCGGCATATCGGCGTCGGCTGCCACGGTGACCGTCTGGCCGTTGTGGTTTGCCGCGTAGATCCAGCCGTCCTGGCCCTCGATCGGCATCCAATTCTTCTCATGCGACTGAAGCCCTTCCCACTCAAGCACGCGGAGGCCGTGCAGGCGGGCCTCGCCAACGTCGAGGTCGGCGACGCCGATCCGACACTGGCCCGTCCACGGTGCCGCGTCGCGGACCGTTGCGGAGACGCCGACGCCGCGGGGCGTGCGACGCAGCCGGCAGTCTTCCAGGCCGTGGACCGGGTAGCCGTTCGGCTCGTAGGCCGGCGGTACGATCACCCGCCGGTCGTAAGCGTTTCCGTCGCGGTCGATCCGGCAGAGGATGTTCTCGGTGCGGATCGCTCCGCCGTCTTCCGGCGGGATCACGTACCGCCCGGCGGCGTCGATCCGGTAGTTGCTCGACCGCACGATCGCCAGGAGGCCGGTGCCGTCGGCGATGATCGTCGGGTTAAAGGTCGTCCAGCCGGCGTGCGCCGGCTCGACTTCGATCCGCCGGGGCGTATGGTGGGCTAGCTCGGCCAGGAGCGGCGTGTACCACGTGCGGTTGGCCCGAGCCTGCCGCTCGAGGTCGTCCGGCAGCGGCATGTTGAGTAGCCGGTCGCTTGCTCGTCGTCCCGTCTCGATCTCGCCAGCGTAAAAGGCGTGGATCGCCAAGGCGTGTAGATGTTCGTGCATGGGTTCTCCTCGGCTGGCAGCATACCGAGGGTCGCGTCAGGCCCGACGGGGGCGCGTCACACGTTCTGCGACTTCTTTGCCGCCATCCGCTTCGCCAGAAACGCCGCGGCATCGGAGTCAAAGTCTGGGTTGTAGAGCTGAAAATCCTTGAGGTGCCCGATGACGAGATGGCAGTCTGTGCCGTCACAGACGGGGCGGACGTTCTGCTCGCACAATTCGAGCTCTGGTCGCAAATGGAACGGCATGAGGTGGTGCCCGGTGAGCGGTCCCCGCGACCCGCAGCAGACGCACGTCTTTCCTTTCAGAAACGCTTTCAGCCACGCGGGCCACTTGCTCGACCGCGGCACGCCAGCGGCGACAAGGCCGGGATCGGGTCGGCGGAAGAGATTCAGCAGGCTCATTTCCAAACTCCCGCGACGTTGACGCTCGCCTGACCGAGCTTCCACGTTCCGCCCACGTTGAGGTAGGCGTCCGACGGTCGCCACGTTCCGCCGACATTGACACTCAGACTCCGCGGCAGTCCCGCCGCACGATACGGCAGCGGCGACAGCCCGATCCCGCGACGTGAGGCGAGGAGGCGGATTTCGGCGGGGGTGAGGGCGCGGTTGTAGATTCGGATGTCATCGAGCAGGCCCGGCCAATACTTGCCAGTGCCGTATGTCGGACCCGTTTGTTCCGCACCAATGCCGACGTAATTTGTTGTCGCGTAAACCGGAGACACGGTGGACCCAAATGCTCGCGTGGTTGTTGTTGCCACGCCATCAACATAGATCACGACCGATGCGTCTTGAGCTATTGCCACGGCGAACGAATGACTCACCGAGTCCGCAACGGTCGCCGACGAGTACCAATGACCAACGTCGGCCGCTGAGTTGCCAGTGTTTTTCCCGATGACGATGCCTAGTTGATTAGTGCCTGTCGCACCGATGTTGATTCCGATGGCAATTCCTGACGCCACGGTCGCTGACTGTGCATACGATGCAAAAAGGCATTTGTACACGCCGGCCCCGAGACTCGCGGATCGAAACCAACCAGTGACAGTTCCAGACGTTATTCGGAAATGCGGCCTGTCTGCGAGGGCAGCAAGGGAAGTTGTCCCGTTCCCTGACAAAGCTGGCCCCCCATTGATTGCCGACCACGAAAAGCCGTTCATTACTGATGCGTGAATGCCGTAACCGCTCCGGTCGATCAACGACAAGCCGCTGGCCCCCAGCGACGGGCACCACGCGCCGACGAGACCCTGAAGCAGCGATGAGAACTCTTGGCGTGGCATCAGTTGATTGTCTGATAGACGGGCTGGAGTCGGATCTGGTGATTGCCCGCCGTGGAGTTCAGTGCTACGGCGGTCGAATGCGTCACGAACAACACGACCTTCGGCGGCAGCACGCCACCGAACGCAGCAGCGAGCGACACTGGGCCGAAGTGATAGGCCACGTTGCTCGTTGCACTCGTTGCCATCGCAGCGAGGTAGCGGCAGACGCTCGCCTTGATGTCGGTGCTGGTGATGGTCTCAGCTGATTCCGTCCCGTCGAAAACGTCCGGCCAGTTGGTTCCGTCCCAAGAGCCGACGGCCCACACCTCGATGCTTTTCGCCGCCGTCGGTGACGTTCCAGTGGTGATCTTGCCGGACACCAGATAGTCG